ACTCAAGGTCGTATAACAGGCGTTGATTGGAATATTCTTGAAGAAGCCAAGAAAAATAAAAAAGTTGCAAAGAAAACTTTGAAAAAAGAAGGTGATGAAAAAAAGAATCCAGCAGATGATGCTGGTGAAGAAGATGCTGGCGGATTACCACCACTAGGAGGTAAAGATGAAGCACCGGCTGGCGACCAAGATTCCAAGAAATCTCTGCCGCCATTGAACAAAAAGTCCGGTGGAATTGAAAAAAAACCAAATCCTGTTGCAGAACCATCCGAGAAGCCAGTTGACGATACTTCCCCAGAAGATGTTGAAAAAGCAAAGCAGGACGCAACAAAGGCAAAGGCCGAACTTGAAAAATCAAAAGCCGAAACTTCCGCCGCTGAAAAAGAGCTTAAAAAACATGGATATATAAGACTTGCATCTCAAGGTGGAATAACATTTTTATTAAACAAACTTGTAGCACCGGCGGTTATGAAAAATACTCTTGATGCTATTGTTCCAGAGATGATGGCTGGGCTCAATATCAAAACAAAAAAAGATGTTGATGCATTCAAAGCAGACTCTGCGCTTCATATGACAGTTGATGGCATGCCAGAACTAATTGAAAAGATGGAATCATTGGCTGAAGAAACTCCCGAAAATACAGAAGAAGTTCCTGAATAATATATAATTATGAATACACTCAAACTCAAATATTTAATTGAAAGAATTGCTGACGAGCAATCAAATAGTGTTCATCAAGAAACCGAATGGAGTAATGAAGAGAAGAAAGTCGCACTTGAGTCCATTGGTCGATATAATGAATATGGTGGTCAACTTCGCCGCGAATATAATTTAATGGAAATTGCGCACACTCTGGCAAAAATTACAGAATCTGCTGAAAAATTTACTATGACAGAAACCGAGGATTGGTTTGATAAACGAACTGTTTCTGAAAATATGAAACAACTTCGCAAAGTTTCGGAAGAATTTAATAAGTTGGCCAAAGATGCACATGTTATGCAGCAGCGCATGGAGTCTTTGTATGAAGATGGTGGGCATTTACTGGGTCGTTATTTTGAGATTAATGATCTCAATGAGGGACTTGCACCTGCAATTTCCAAAATTAAAAAGGCTGAATAAATTATAAAATAAGTAAATAATTTATATTTTTCGTACATATCTATATATTTATTTATTATAAAATGCGTCATTCTTTGATGCGAAGATAATAACAACCATCTTGAAACTCTAATAGTTTCATCAACCAAAAAGATAAAAACTATTATGTCAGATCTATTAAAACAAGCTATCGCAGACGCAAAAGCGGTGCGTGCTACTGCCCTAGCCAATGCCAAAGCTGCATTGGAAGAAGCATTCACACCAAAAATACAAAGCATGCTAGCTGAAAAGCTAAAGCAAGAAATTGAAGGGGACGAAGAAGCTCCCGAAACCACACAAGCCCCAGCACCGGAAGCTCCATTGCCAACCGACGATATGGGTGGTGGTGAAGTTCACGCCGATGCCGCGCAAGATATGGCTATGGCAGCGGGCGGCGCACCAGAAGGTCACGCCGATGCTGCTCAAGACGCAGCTATGGGTGCTCCAGTTGAAGAACCATCGGCTGAGATGTCGTCCACACCTGTTGGTGACGAAGCTGAATTGTCCGAACTTGAAGGCGAAATTGGCGAAGACGCTGGATATATGGCTGAAGGCGAAAAGGCTTCTGGTGATTACAAGAAGACCACCAAGGGTCACAATACCGAAGATCCGGGTAAAAATATGGTAAAGTCAGTTGGAACCGCAATCGGCGGAACCAAGGGTTCTTTATCAGCTACCAAGAAAAACGCAAAAGCGTCTTCAGACTACACCAAGACCACAACTGGTCACAAGACTGATGATCCACAAGGTCAAGGAAATGAAGTATCCAACGGTGGATATGACAATGACACAGCAGCCTTGAAGGAAAACGAAGAAGTTGATGAAGCTTCTTTGGATGAAATCCTAAAGGAATTGGAAGACGGCTTAAATAACGATAATGGCATGCAAGAAATGCACGGTGCAGAAACCCCAGAAGCCCACGAAACAGGAGCCGAAGAAGAAATTGACCTGAACGAACTTCTATCCGAAACGGACGAAGATGCCGATGACGAGGAAATCGAAGAAGGCAAACTTCCAAAAGGTCTGGCCGATTACCAAGCTAAGAAAGCTGGTAAATCAAAAGACGACGATGAAGAAAAAGAAACCGTCAAAGAAAATATTTCGTTGAAAAAGGAACTAGCAGAATACCGTAGCGCAGTCGAATATCTACGGACCCAGATCAATGAAGTGAACCTGCTCAATGCAAAGCTTCTCTACACGAACAAATTGTTCAAACAGACCAGCCTAAACAATGAGCAAAAAATGAAAGTAATCGAAAGCTTTGATCTCACGAAATCAATTCGTGAAGCAAAGCTTGTTTATGCTACACTGGCCGAATCATTTAATTTCGGTGGAAAAAAGACCGTACAAGCTGCTCCTGTAAAGAAGCAAATGTCTGGTACAGTCAAAACCATCACCGAAGGACTTGCCAGCAAACCAATTGCATCAACAAAGCCTACAAAACCAATAGTTCTTACAGAAGGTGCCGAAATGGCCAACCGCTTTAAGAAGTTGGCGGGTATTCGCAGTTAAAAAATCAACAACAAAAATTACAGGATAATATTATGTCAATTAAATCATTACTAACTGAGACAACCAATCCAATGGTTAAGCTCATGACCGAAACTCGCGGTCTTGTCTCCAAGTGGGAAAAGACCGGACTTCTAGAAGGCATCAAGAGCGACATGGAAAAGTCACACATGTCCATCCTTCTGGAAAATCAAGCAAAACAACTGATCGACGAAGCAACCCGCACGGGTACTTCATCGAACTCCGAACAATGGGCTGGCGTTGCTCTCCCACTAGTTCGTCGTGTTTTCGCAGAAATCGCCGCGAAGGAATTCGTGTCGGTTCAACCAATGAATCTTCCTTCTGGTCTGGTGTTCTATCTGGACTTCAAGTATGGTTCTGGCCAATCTGGCAAGCCAAGTTTCAAGGACAATTCTTTGTTCGGTGGAACAGGTACTAAATTGGGTTCTACCGACAGCGCAACCAACGGTCTATATGGCCAAGGTCGTTTCGGTTACACCATCAATGATGTTCTCGCAACACCAGCTATGGTCACAGGTTCTCTTAGCACAGCAAATGCTCCAACTTGGGAAAACATCAACTTCACTGAAGAACTGAGTGCTTCATTGTCAAACGGCGGAATCCAATCCGTTACTGTATCGTTGAGTGGAACAAATTTCGACGCCAATGGCGCTCGTGCGTTTACCGTTTCTGGTTCGGGCATCGTCGATTTCTATCCTGCGTTTACACGAGTTTCTGGTACAAGCGTAATCTTTTACGTTTCTGGATCAGCCATCAGTGGAAACTCTCTAGTTGGATATCACAAACAACCGGGCGACGCAAGTCGTGGCGACTTCGAAGATAAAGGTGACGGATTGCCAAACACCACAGGTGTTGCAGACGACATCGGAATTCCAGAAGTTAACTTGGAACTGAAGAGCGAAGCTATTGTAGCTAAGACCCGCAAGCTGAAAGCCGTCTGGACACCAGAATTGGCCCAAGACTTGAATGCATACCACAGCATCGATGCTGAAGCCGAATTGACGGCTCTTCTATCGGAATATGTTTCAATGGAAATCGACCTAGAAATCCTTGACATGTTGATCACCAATGCTCCGGCGACCACAACCGACTTCTGGTCTGCACGCATTGGATCTGAATATGACGTGACAACCCGTCTGTTCAAGGACACAGCTGCCAACCGCACTGCATATGTCAAGAGCACATGGTTCCAAACCTTGGGCAACAAGATCCAAAAGGTCTCGAACAAGATTCACCAATTGACACTGCGCGGTGGTGCAAACTTCCTAGTTTGCTCCCCAGACGTTGCTACAATCATTGAATCCATTCCAGGCTTCAGCACCAACACGGACGGCGACCAAGCCAAGTTCGCAATGGGTGTGGCCAAAGTTGGCGCTCTGAGCAACCGTTGGACAGTATACAAGAACCCATACATGACAGACAATGTTATGTTGGTAGGTTTCCGTGGAACAAACTTCCTAGAAACCGGCGCTGTGTACGCTCCATACATCCCACTGATTCAAACACCGTTGGTGTATGACCCAGTGAACTTTACACCACGTCGTGGCGTAATGACACGTTATGCCAAGAAGATGATAAGACCTGAGTTTTACGGCAAAATCATCATCGGCAACCTCAACGAAGTTTAATAGTTCATCTCTTAAAAAGAGATTTTATAAAAAGACCGCCCTTTCGGGCGGTCTTTTTTTGTTTATTTATTTTGCGTTTTTTCTGTTTGTGTGAATAATTATTCCACATCAAGGAGCAAAATATGGATTGCCAGAATCTATGACAGAACCAGAAATAATGAGAAAATTAAGATATGATCGTATATGGGATTGTGGTCATCTAAAATATGAAATGAATATATCATAGCATAACTTATACCGTATATATAATATATATTATACCATGCTTATGAAGAAAATATATTACTATTCATTGTGTTTGTTAACATTGGTTACTGTTTTGGTTGCCAATCCAATTGATGATAAGGCATCTCAATTTGTTGTGAATGGTGCGCCAATCAGCAAAATTGTAAAAGATACTCAGTATATAATCAAAAAGAATTATGCTATACATTATCGTTATGATACCAAAACAGCTGAGTATGTTGTAGAACATCCAACACTTGAAAAGATCAATGGAAAATCAAAACGTAAAGATGATTTTAGACCAGATCCAGAAATAGCAAAACAACATCAATCATTATTAAGTGATTATGCTGGAAATCCATTTGATCGTGGTCATCTTGTGCCCGCTGGAGACAATACTCAAAATGATGATGTTATGAGTGAAAGTTTCTTTCTTTCTAATATGGTTCCTCAAGTTCCTAATCATAATAGAGGAATTTGGAAACAATTGGAAACTGCTGTCAGAAATTGGGTAATTGAAGGCAAAGATGTATATGTTATAACTGGCACATTTTATAACAAAGGATATAAAGAAATTGGTAATAACAAAGTTGGTATTCCAGATTATATGTGGAAAGTTATTGTAGATGCAAAGTCAAATAAAGCTATTGCATTTATGTTTCCCAATGCTCCACTGCCCGTTGAAGACCTTCATAAATATATTGTATCCATATCAGAGATAGAAGTCAAGACTGAAATAAATTTCAATCCAAAATTGTCAGAAAAACAACAAAATGAATTGGAAAAGTCAAAAGCAGATCAAAAAGATTGGTCTAGCTTAACAAAGAAATAATTTAACCAGCTGCTTTAAATACCGCAGCGTTCCAGTCCATACGTTTTTTTACACCACGATTGTTTGTGCTGCGATATTCTCTGTGGTTTAAATATTCCTTTGCAGCATCAGCAAACTTGTTTTGGTTCAACAACTTTATTGTTTTTGGTCCCATGTCACCACGATATAATGCATTGATTGTTGCAATTCTTACAGTCAATGGCATACTATCAAATTTTTCTATATGTTTTTTGGCAACATCAATCTTTTTACCGGCGTCTTTTTCAAGTAATTTTAATGCATCATCGTCAGTTATACCTTTGCTAAAATCTTCATTTGGTTGAATTTTGTGACCATAAGCAATTGTGTCACTGCCGCCTTCAACACTTTTATGTGGAAACCATAATTTCTTGGCCTTGTTATATCCACCCTTTGGATTGTTGATGTTGTTTTCAAATTGTTTGATTATATTCACAACACGAGTATTTAAGTTGCCTGTGTCACCAGTGTCACTGAAATCAATATTATGCTGAGTATATGGCTTTCCTGCGCCATCCCCCGCTGGCTGTGCATATGCATGTTGTGCTGGTGGCATAACAAACGTTACTGGGGGCGGTTGGTCTGCCATGGCTTCTTTTAATTGAATTTCATGCAACAAATCTCTCAGCTTTATTATACTCATATATTATAAATATAAGCCAGACGGTTATTATCCTTCTATAATAAATATTGCGGCACAAACACACAGCATCTACATATTTATATAATATGGCAGATACATCGATTAATTACAATATTGACCAAGATAGAAACCGCTGGCCCGGTTCTGGTTCCGCTATCACAACCGGAAGCACTCCATTTGGTTTTTATGAAACCGATGTGCAGTTCAAAACAGAAGCACCAAATGCTGCAAAATGGGCAGCAACTCGTTTGGGCTATCCTATTGTTGATATTGAAATGATAGATGTAAATTTTTATGCATGTTTTGAAGAAGCTGTGAATGAATATGGCGCACAAGTAAATCAATTTAATATTCGTAATAATATTGGTGTATTACAGGGCAGTAATGCAAATGTAAATCTTACTCAAACAAATGTTGCTGGCAGTGGATTGCCACATCTAATCAAACTCGCACAAGGTTATGGAACGGAATTTGGTGTGGGTGGAAATGTTGATTGGAAAAAAGGTTATGTTCATGTGCAACAAGGACAACAATCATATGACCTGCAAGCATTGTGGGGAGATGTGAGTGAAAGTTTTGATAGAATTGAAATTCGCAGAATTTTTCACAATGCTCCCCCGGCGGCTGCTCGTATATATGATCCATTCAGCATGACGGGCATGAGCTATAGTAATGTTCTTAATGAAATGGGATTTGCTGGTTATTCTCCCGCTACTCAATTTTTGATGACTCCAATCTTTGAAGACTTGCTGCGTATGCAAGCAATTGAATTCAATGACTTGGTACGTAAATCCGGATATGGATTTGAACTTGTAAATAATAAAGTTAAAATATTTCCAATTCCTACATATGATTTTAAGATGTATTTTGAATATCTGCTTGTTAAAGACAGAGATAGTCAGGGCATTTATAACTCCGGTTCATTTTACAATTCAAGTGGATCGTATATTGGCTCAAATACTATTGGTGATTATAGTAATGTTCCGTATAATAATATTCCATACAGTGGCATCAACAGTGTTGGCAAGCAATGGATTCGTAAATACTTTTTAGCATTGTGCAAAGAACTGCTGGGAAGTGTTCGTCAAAAATATTCAACCATTCCAATACCTGGTGCGGAAGTTACATTGGATGGTGCCGAATTGAGACAAGAAGCATCTGCTGAAAAAACAGATTTGATTACACAGTTGAGAGAAAATTTGGAAGCAACAGGTCGCAAAGCTCAAATGGAATTGCGTGCAGAAGAGTCTCGACAAATTCAAGAAACACTTACGCGTGTTCCAATGGGAATTTATATTGGTTAAAAAATGAAACCTTTTTCTATATTAGATCAGATATTTTCTAAAAATGAACGAAGACATCTCAAGCATGTTGGTATAAAAAAAACATTAAAGCCAAGTGCAAACTTTACATCTCTTGAAATAAAATATTACGCTATGCTCAAAGAAATTGGAGTTTATTATGTTCCGCAATATCCAATGGGTGGTAGATTTTATGATGCTTATTTACCAGATGAAAATATTTTATTTGAATTTGACGGAGCATTTTGGCATCCAAAGAATGAAGCGGCGTGTAAATATCCATTTCAAAAAAGAAGTATTGTGGTTGATAAGTTGAAGAATGAAATGGCACTTAAAAAAGGAATCAAAATAATTCGCATCCGAGAAGATGAGCCTATTACAACAGAACAAATGAAGGGTCTTATATGGGATTAAGAGGTAGATATTTCTCACAGAGAGATTTAAACTTGATTGCACAGTTCAACGGTGAACTCATGGGCGATATTATTGAAAATCTAATTCAGATATTTAAAATTGCACCAAATGAAACAAAAACAAATATATATGGTGAAACTGCCGCAGAAACTGGTAAATGGTATTTTCCAGCTATTCAGATATCTGCACTTATAGAAAGATCTGAAATGACTGCTGAGATGGACGACTTTGGACCAAGTCGTAATCAAGATCATATATTCAAAATGCGTGAAAAAATGCTGCGTCAATTAGAATTTTATCCAGAAATTGGCGACGTAGTATCTTGGAATGATAGATATTATGAAATTGATAATGTAATACAAGAACAACTACTTGGCGGCCAGGCTGAAAAGAGTCATAGCATTATTTGCAATACTCACTACACAAAATATACATCACTCAATATAATGGAGAGAAATAATTAATATTTATGGCATGGCGTGGACCAACAGTTAAACCGATACTAAATAGACCACCGAACAAAGTAAGTTCTGGTCCAGAAATGTCGGACAAGAAACAGGAAGTTTCATCAATTTCCGGACCACCTATATTTGGTCCAGAAGCAAATCGTGGCAGAGAACATAATATTCGAAGAGACACTGATGATAGAAAAGATTTTGCCATCAAACTCATAGATATTGATGCGGCCATACTTGGTCATATGGACAATGTTATAAGTCCAACGATAGTAGATTCTGGCAGACAGATAAAAGTTCCTATAAATTATGCTTCTCCGGAACGCTGGAAAGCTATTCGCAAAGATGGCTCACTTCGCGACAAAAATGGAAAAGTACAAACTCCTGCTATTGCATTTCGTCGCAGCACTGTGCAAAGAAACGACAATTTGATAACATTAAATCGCTATCTTCAATATCCAGTGATGAGAAAGTTCAGCGAAAAAAATAAATATGACAAATTTTCAGTAATGAACGGATTTGCGCCACGAAAAGAAATTTATAGTGTGGCAATGCCAGATCATGTGATAATAAATTACGAATTTATCATCTGGACAGAATTGGTTGAACAATGCAACTCAGTCATAGAAGCAATAAATTTTGCTACTGAAGATTACTGGGGAGATAAAAATAGATTTAAATTCAGAACAAGCATCAGCGATTATAATTTTGAAACAACAAATGATGCTGGTCAAGACAGAATTGTCAAAGCTACTTTTGGCTTAATATGTAATGCATATCTGCTTCCGGAAAAATTTGAGAATTATAAAACTACTACACAAAAAGCATTTACACCAAGAAAAGTTGTATTTGATGTTCATGAAAAGATTGTGAATGGAACAGCCGAAAGGGTGGTTGGTTCATCTGTTTCTATTAATGATGGTAATACAATTCCGGCTGTGATATCACCAACCATAACTTATAATATTATAAATCAAAACAGTACATTGGAAGTATTGAATATTGTTGGTGGCGGCGATAATGGTGGAGCTACTGGATCATTCACCGCAAACTCTGTAACAATTTCTGGTTCTGCTGATATAGATTCTCAATTGATTGGTGATGGAAATGCAGCAAGATGGTTGGTTTCTATTTCTAATGGATCTGACATCAAAGTTAATGAAGTTATGTCAAGTTGGAACAATGTGTCTTCCAGTTTTTATGTAACAGAAGTAAGTCAAATTGGATATGTGCCAGTATCATTGTCTGTAAATAATGTGGGTGGTAGCATACACTTGTTGGCTACTCCTTTATCTGGAACATGGACACTTAAATATATAAAGATGGCTGTATGATACCAAACGCATTTATAGCTTCTAATGGATTGATTGTAAATGGAAATGCCGAAATTAATGGAGATTTGACCGTGAGCGGCTTTGCATATGCTTCATCAAGTTATGCTATCACAGCAAGTTATGCTTTGAGTTATAGTGGAACAAGTGGAACAAGTGGTGCCAACGGAAGTAGTGGTGCCAGTGGAACAGACGGCAGCAGTGGAACCAGCGGAGCCAACGGAAGTAGTGGTGCCAGTGGAACAGACGGCAGCAGTGGAACCAGCGGAGCCAACGGAAGTAGTGGTGCCAGTGGAACAGACGGCAGCAGTGGCACAAGCGGCAGCAGTGGAAACACCGGAGCCAGCGGCAGCAGTGGCACAAGCGGAGCCAACGGAAGTAGTGGTGCCAGTGGAACAGACGGCAGCAGTGGAACCAGTGGAACCAACGGAAGTAGTGGTGCCAGTGGAACAGACGGCAGCAGTGGAACCGGCGGAACAAACGGTTCGTCAGGAACATCCGGTCAAAATGGATCTTCTGGTACTCCGGCTTGGACAAGTGCAGGAGCAATTACACTAACTGCAATAACTACCAATCCTACAAAGGGTACGACAACATCTGACAATATTAGTTATCGTCAACTCGGTACAAAAGAATGGGAAGTAGTAATGACTTATATACAGACCGCTCTTAGCGGGTTGTATGGTTCAGGAGATTATTTAATTACATTACCAAATGGATTAAGTTTTGATACTACATTACCAAGCCAACAGATTTACACAGGTGGTGTTGGAACAAGCATTTGGGGACATCTTCCTTATGTAATTCCAAACTGCAATGGTACTATTACCAATAATAATGTTGGTGGACAAATATTTCCAATTGTTTATAATGCCACAAAGTTCCGTATATTAACACTTACATATGGTAGTGGTATACAACCTTGGGGAAGTGGGTTTTACAGTGTCGGCGGAGATATTCCTAAAATACAATTAACATTTAGATTCACGTCAACATAATTTCTTCGTAATATTATAAATAATTCCAGAGCATATGTGTTTCTTGGAGATATTTATATAATATAAAACTTATGCCTACTTCACTTCCAACAAAAATGTCCATGTTTGAGAATGCAGTTTCACTCTCAACTTCGAGTTATATAATAGGATTGGATATGTATGGTGGGCAACTATCCAACGTAAAAGTTTCTGCATCAATTGCTGGATATGAACTTTCAAGAAAAAGATGGATACTTAATCCACCGGTAACATCATCAAACGATGTTCGCGGAGATGATGGTGCGGAATCGTATAATAGTGGTCAATATTGGGTAAAATCTGGCAGTGTTTGGTTGGAGCTTGTTGTGACTGGTTCGAACAGTGGCGGCACAATTTCAAGCAGTTATCAGCTGTCAGATGGTGGTGGAGAAGAATTTGGCGCGGGAAATAATGTAACTTTTGGTAGAGCAAATATTGGTGCCATAACTGGCTCAAAAATCAACATTGTAGCACAGGCAAATATCGGCACTAGTATATTAGATGAACATTTTGTTACTGGCAGCTTGAATGTTTCTGGTTCGTTGAGAACCACTGGAACAGCAACTATACGAGCAAAAACATATATAAAATTTGACTCTGCTGCTGACGGAATATATTTCATAAGTGGCAGCGGTTTTACTCAGGCTGCGTCCATAATCTTGGCAAATTCAAGAGTAAACTTCAGTGCCACTACGGGTACTACGCCAAATGGTTTCACGTTCAATACAGGTACTGTCAGCAATGCAGTTTTGGTAAGAGACAACGGTTCGTTGAATGTTTTTGGTAGCGGAAGTTTTGGTAAAACTACATCAAATGCGGTATTGGATGTTAATGGAGATACAATAGTAACAGGGTCATTGACTGTGACTACCGGAAGTATTGTAATAACCGGTTCTTCTGTATATCCTTTGGATATAACATCTACAACAGGTGATGCCAATTTCAGAGTCATAGATACCAACAACAATACTGCATTTGGATATTTTACAAATGGATTTGGTACTGGAAGAGTTGGCGTGGGTAATACGACCATGTTTGTTGGTGGTCAAGCTGGTATGGGAACAGTGATACAAGCTGGCAACATCATTTCCATGGTAATCAATACATCTGGCAGCGTTGTCATTGGAAGCGCGGCATCAAGTGCAAGATTGAATATAAGCGGAAGTGCTGTTGTTACGGGTTCAATATACATAAATAACGGAACATTAATTGGAACTGCGTCATATGCATTAAATGCAAAATCAAATAATGTATATAATGTTAAAGATTATGGAGCTGTTGGAGATGGAACAACCAATGACACGACCGCAATACAAACTGCAATTAACGCAGTCAAAGTTGCTGGCTTTGGAACAGTATATTTTCCAGATGGTACATTTGTAATAACTGGTTCATTGACCATTCCATCAAATCCACAATGTGATATTTCTTTGGAAGGTGAAGGTTCAAACATAACTATTATCAAACAAACATCAAATGCAAATGCAATTTACTTTGATATGAATGATGGCAGTGGTTGGGCGAACGATTATCAAGTAGCAATAAAGAGTCTTGCATTCAAAACTTCTGGACAAGCCAGCACAGCAATACATGTTACATATGGCACTTTACAGTACTCACAGCACTCAAATATATCAGTTGATATAAATGATGTTCATATCTATTCCGATGGTTCAAATTATTGGAACAATGGAATTGTTCTTGAGTCGGCATGGAATTTTAGAATTTCAAACACGATGGTGATTGGAAAAACGGGATCGTCTCCATATAATGGCACAGGGTTGGAAATACGCAGAATGTGCGTAAATGGATCAATTAATCAATCGCAGTTCAATTTTTGGAAAACTGGAATATTTGTAAATACTGTAGATTATACATCAGCTGGAATGAACACAGAAGGATTGTTCCTTGATCAAATATATATGGTGCCTGTTAATTATGGCGTGTATGTAAAAGGCAATAAAACATTTTACAATGCTCCATTTAATTCAAATGATTGGGCGGGCAGACCAATTGCTGGAAGAATGGTGTTGTTTTCGTTCAATGACAGTCACATCGATTCGCGAGATTCTGGCAATGCACTGTTGCTTGAAAACGTACAAAGCCATTATATATCAAATAATCTTATGATATCAGATGGTACTGGTTCCGTGGTTTATGGTTCAAATGCATATGAAGGAACATTTACCGGAAATACATTATTTAATGCAGGCAGTGCGCCGTCAATTTATATTGGTGGATACAGCGGATCTGCTAATATAGTAACAGGAAATGTGTTTCGCGGAGGATCTACACATGTATTACTTGAATCAAGTTCAATATATAATAAAGTGTATGGAAATATTGCATACGATGCTCTCAATATTTCCGTGACCAATGCCGGTTCAAATAATTTGGTTGGAAGTGTAGGCAACTAATATTATTATGGGTGCAAGAACAGACGAATTCAATAAAAAATTTTTATATACGGAAACTAATCCGGAAGGAATAATTGCGGGCAAAAAAGGAATATTCTTTTTTAGAAAAGGTAACGAATTTTTTGTAAATTATAGTGGAAATCTTGAATCCGGTGCTTGGGAAAAATTATCATATCGAACAGTCATTATACCCGTTCCACCAGCTTCTAAAGTCATACAATATAAGAAACCGCATGAAATATGGTTAAAAACCACTGATGGATTTTATAGTGATGAAACTAATAAAATCATGCCAAAAACTGGCTGGAAGTTTTTTTCATATGATGATGCATTTGCAATGTTGGTGTTCAGAAAAATTACTTGGCACTTTCCAGTACCAACATCTTCATATTATTTGGGTGGAGTGGATGGAAACAGAAGCTACGATGATGACTTCTTTTATGCTAAAATAGGCGGAATATGGTATAGAACTCCGGTTACACTGTGGAATTTTTTAGATACTCCCGCACCCGGTGAAGATCCGAGTGTATCAACAAGTCTTCCTTTTGTTGATCTTCCCCTCGCCGGTATTGGTTTGAATTCATATGACACGGGATGTTCTCAAGCGGGCGACCAAACATACGACGTTGGCTTTTTCTACATAAAGGTCAATAAAACAACCTGGAAAAGATCTAGACTAAGTTTATACAAAATATTACCGAAAATGGCTTTATTCTAATAATTATATAAAACTAAATGAGCATTAATCCAAAAGATATTTATTTTACACAGAGAAATGCAGCAAATACTGCATTTACCGAAGTGTATGTCAGTGGAAGTAATTTATTAATACAGACCAATGCTGATGGTATAATAACTGGTTCTAACGTATTACCGGCCAACATAAACGCGGTCAGTGCTTCATATGCTCTCACGGCATCATATGTTTTGGGTGGATCAATTTCTGGATCTATTGATTCGGCATCATATGCAGCAAGTGCTTCATATTCTGCTTATGCTCTCACGGCATCATATGTTTTGGGTGGATCAATTTCCGGTTCTGTTGATTCGGCATCATATGCGTTAAGTGCATCGTATGCATCAACTGCATCAAAAGCCGAGTCGTTGATTGCTGGAATAAATATAAATGTTGGACAAATAACTGCGTCTTCAATATTGGTTGATAAATTAACCGTAAATATTGTCACCAGCAGCATTGCATATATAACTGGCAGTACAATTTTCGGAAGTAGTCTTTCTGATACTCATCAATTCACAGGCAGTGTGTCAATCACTGGATCAATTTCATTCGCGGGTTTGCTTGAGGGAGATGGTAGTAAATTGCGAAATGTTGGTGAAATTGATAAAATATTTTATGTTTCTGAGCAGGGTCTTGATACCAACGACGGTAAGACAATGAACACAACATTCAGAACAATCAAAACGGCGGCATTGGCAGCAAGTGCTTCGTATGCTGCAAATGCCGGTCCGTCACAATACAGAATGAGTATTCATATTGCACCGGGTTATTATTCAGAAACAGCATCAATTTGGGTTCCGCCTTGGACATCATTGATGGGAAATGATTTAAGAACAACTGTTGTGAGTCCAACATCTGCAACAAAGGGTGAAAACTTGTTCCTGATGAACAATGGTACATATGCTTGGGGACTTAGATTTGAAGGATGTGAAATTGATGACTTAGAAAATCCAAGAAAAGGTTTCTTCTTTGCATTTGCTCCAAGTGCAAGTATCACAACTTCACCATATATTCAAAATTGTTCTTGTATCAATACTCCAGCGGCAAAGTTTTATTCTCCACTCGATCCAACAGCAAATCCTCCAAATCCTCTTGTTGGCAATGGACCCGGTGGTATGATTGTTGATGACAGTGTACTTAGTGGATACAGTCCGTTGAAAAGCATGATTGTGGATGCTTATACTCAAGTTGCATTCAATGGTATTGGACTGTGTGTGCGTGGTCGTGGATATGCTCAACAAGTTTCATTCTTTACAAACTTTAGTCGCGTGGGTATTTTTGCAATGGATGGTGGTCATGCTTCATTGCTAAATTCAAATACTACATTTGGTGATTATGGACTGCGTTCGTCTGGTTCTCGTATTTTGATTGTGCCAAACATAACTCCAATCAGTTCTTCAATTGATATCACAGGCTCAATATTGTTATCAGCTGAAAAAACGGCAATTAAAAATTATATGATGACTAACCTACAAACATATGGTTGGTATAGTGCGTCATATATGAGCGGAGGTTTTGATTGTTCTGATGCTGGATTGCTTATTGATGCATTGTCCGCAGATTTGCTTGTGCCAAAAGCGTCCAGATTGAGTAACTTTTTACAAGGACAATTCAAGGGCCAAGATACATCAAATGACCAAAGATATACACTAACAGCAGCAACTGGTTTCACAAAAGGTGCTGTAACAACGTTTAGAGTAAATGACAGCAAGCATATGGCTCAAGATTATACCAGTTCATATTCATATATACGAGATTATATTATAAATGATCCAGACAACAAATTTACTACCATGACATTGTCTGGCAAACAAAAAGTTGAACAAATGCTGAATTTAGCCATAGATGTAATTCGTTCTGTAGCAATTGATGTAGAACCAACATATTTACAACTATTTGGTTCACTTATAACAAGTACTTCACATGACTTTTCTTATGCTGGTTCGGGCGTGAACTTCCTTGGACTACCCGTAAATCAGGGCGGTGTTGGCGAAACTAATGTAGATATAAGAGTATATGAAGAAGCCGGTGGCAGAGTTTATCAAACATCTGGTGATGAAACGGGTGACTTTTTTGCTGGAACTGGTTTTGTTATAAAACAAGCTACTGGAACTATTGAAGGCAGAACATTTGATAAAGCGATGGCCGCGAGAATTGTTCCATTAAATTTAGCGTTGGAGAGCGTTTAAAGTATATTTATATAAACCATGCCTACAAATCCTATACCACTTAATAAATTTCGTT